AGTAGAACTTTCTCTTAAAAAGGCTTTTATTCTCCATGCTTCAATATTAATTGGAAATAAAATATCTTTATGTTGTAATACAGATTTACCATTGTCCGGACTATAATCTGGCCAAATTTTAATAGTTGAAATATAATCATTTAAAAGTTTACGATTATATTTTATTTTAACTGGAGATATTACGTTATCAAACATTTCTATTAGCTGTTAAAGTTATTTCCTCAATACACATTGACGATTCTGTAATATACTTAATGCATTCTGCTACTTCTTCTACTGTTAATTTCTTTTCATCTGGATGCAATTTATCCACATAAGGAGTGTGCATATGACCGACACTAATATATGTACATTTAATTCCTGGGCTAACTTTTGCTCTATTATGATTAATAGTCTGACAAATATTTTCTAATGCTACTTTTTCTGCTCTATAACTAATATATTTTATCCAAGGTTGTTCTGTATTAATATGATCAGTAATACTTCCAATACCGATTAAATGACCAGAACGCCCTAACTCTTGCCAATTAACATATATTTTATGCATCATTCTTGCTTGTACATATGCCAAATTACCAACTAATGTATGAGCATTTAATATAACACCATCATATAAATCCGTATATTTTACAAATTTATTTTGTGTTTCTTCATCATTAAAATCCCAACCATTAGCTCTACTACAAAAATCACTATCTAAAACTTTTGCTATTCCAGATGCTAGTCCGGTTTCTGGATTACCAGTTGTTATAAATTTCATAATATTCCTCGACAGTTTTAAATGGTTTTAAATATTTATTTTCTTTTCCATGCGCATAATCTAAAGCTGGGTGTCTATGATGCATTACTGGATAGTAATCAACTCTACTGCTATGAGCTACGTGTGTCCATCCACCTTCTCTTCCAATACAATACTTGCTAGTTGAAATTAATTTACAGTTTTCTTCAATACTAATATGACTACCTAACTCAATAGGATTATCAATATGTTGAACTATTTCTTCACTTACATTTCTTGATAAAGTATAATCATGACCATTGTAAATTTCTTCTGGTCCAGTTGTATAATAACAAATATGTTCTTTTATTTCTCTTTTAAATTTTGTTGGATAGTATTCATGCCGTAATGTACATGGAATAGTTTGAATTTCATTTTCTGTATAGTTTGGTACTTTAAGATTTTTTAAATTATCTTTCCAAGATTTTTGATGATCAATATCTAAATGGATAGTTTCTTTTATTTTTATTTCAACTGGATATTTTGGTTGTTCAAAACATTGATATATTTCTATAAATTTACCTATATTTTTTTCATTTAAGTGTAGATTAATTTCCATTGGTTCTTTTTGATTTACTAATAACCAACTTATATTTTGCCATAGACCACCAAGACCCATATAATCAAAATTAAAAAACATTACCCTTTGCATTTTTGAGCATACCAACTTAAAGGAAGATTTAAAAATTTATAATCTTCACCTGTTACTTTTCCACGACAACTTGGTGTTCCACAATTACATTTTGGAATAGGATCACTTTTAGTTAACATAAATGTTCCATAATCTATTGTTAAATATTCGTGAGCTTTAATATTTTTTAAAGCTCTAAATACTACTTGGCCATCTATATAAACATTAGGTTCACAACTATGATTAATATAACCTTGATATTCCTCATCTTCAGGTAAATCTATAACTAAATCTTTATCAATTAATAATCCTTTATACCATTTATGTTCTGATAAATGCCTGGCTAATCCACCTACGACGAATACTATTTCATCTTTTTTTATTATATCAGTAGTAGATCTACAAAGTCCATGGACTTTATGTCTTCTCACAATAGTATTTTTATTAATGTGAAAAAAGTTCATTAAACTTAGGATCCTCAAAGTTTGCCATAACCAACGCATGATACCGTGTAGCACCTTTTTTATTATTTACTGCATGATTATGTTGTGTATTAATTATCCATGCTTCATTAAAAGCATAATGTTGAAAATGATGTTTACTATCCATATAAACAATCATCTCTGTATCTTCTTGAGTTATAAGTGGAATATGTAAATATGCATGAGTATATATTGGTTCATAATAACAATGACTATGCCAATTTATTCTTTCACTATCATCAACTTTACTGATTAAAATTCTATCACACATTTCCCAGGTGACAAATTTTTCTATGATTGAACGAATATATGGTAACTGTAATGTTGTGTCCATTAAATGTTCTGGTGGAACTCTACCATCTTTAATTAAATGTTGTTTACCTAAAATTTCCATAAAATCCCAAGTTTCACCAAATCCAAAATCTGGATCTTCACACCAATTTCTTAAAAATTTAGATGTCCAATAACTACTAACTCCTTGACCTCTTGTACCTTTTACATCATTATTATATCCATACCATTTATTTTCTATAGAATCAATTTCTTCTTTTATTAAAATTTCATTTAAATTTAAATTTTCACTTAATTTATAATGAGGTGTATGAATAATTTTTTTAGCTATAGGGTGTATTGCTCTATCACCTGAACATCGTGGATCACATGATGAATCATAGGCTGGAGCATTAATAACATTTTCAAGTCTCCAATGTAAATCCATTATATATTTCCCACAATATGTATTCTAGTTTTTTTACTACAATTAACAGCTGTATGTTTTTTAACTGTATCAACAAAATATATTGAACCTTCTTTCATTCTATAAACTATATCTTCTAATATAAACAAACAGTCATCGTTGGTAATTACTGGGATATGGTTTCTTGGCGTAAAATCTTTATGATATGTATAGCACGTTTTAGAAGGTTGAATCATTACACGTGTTCTAAACATATTATATTCTTTTAATAATTTATTTGTATATGGTAAATTAAATAAAAAATGAGAAAAAAGTTCTTCACCTTTTTTCACATCTTTAGAAGGACCGTGAGTAAAATCAAATGCTGAACCTATACCATAAAATGGATCTTGGTCTTTAGATATTCCTTGTAAACAAAATGTAGTTTTATATTTTTCTAATAGAGGATTTAATTCTTCTTTTATTTTTAAAATATCTACTTTATCTAGTTCTTTCATTTTGCATCCTTATTATATATTGTTTACCACCATAATGTAAAGTTTCGTAAGAAAGTTTCCATTTATATTTACTATGTTTACAAAAATATTCTAATAATTTTGGACTTTCTTCTCTGCTAACCCATATATCTTTATAATTTTTTAAAGCTTCTTCTGTTAATAAATCTAAAGTTTCTACTCCTCTTTCTAAATCTTTTTTAAAATTACTATAATAACTAAAATATTTTTCATCTCTAGTATGTCTAGACATTATTCTTATAGAACCATTATATTCGGGTCTTTCAATAGCTGCAGAATAATATATTATTTTCCATTTCTTTTGATTTTTCCAAACATAATCAAAATCCCACCCTATTCTAGCAAATTTTGTATATTCAAATAAAGGTTTTTTTATATAATTATCTGCATGTTTATGATCTTTATTTTTATAAAATAATTCTTTTATTTCATAAATCCAATTATCTATTTTTTCAAGTTTCCAAATCATTCATTAAAATTTCTGCTAAATTAATATCTATTTTACTTAACCATTCTTTATAGGATCTTATTTCTAATTCTTTACCATTTGGTCTTTGTGTAGCCCATTTAAAATCAAATGCTTTTATTTGTCCATTATCTTCTGTTAAATTAGATAAACTACCATTTCTTTTATAAACATTATTTTTCTTAAAAAATTTATACATATCAATTATTTGATATTTCCAATTTTTGTCGGGAGTAATTTCCAAAAGAGAAGGTCCATAATATTTTAAGGTAATAGTTTGTTTTTTATCATTATAATCTATTAATTCTGATACCCATTTACTTTGTAATTTTTTTAACCAATATAAATCATTTTCATAAAAGTGTTGTGCTCTGGCTGGAGAACAATACCATTTAACACCATCTGTGATTTTTTCACCACTTTTAAATGTTTTAGTAATATAATGTTTCCAAATCTTGTGTTCCATCTAAACTAAACATTAATGCTATTCTTGGTTTATCTGACATATTAACAACGGCATGTGGATATCCAATATTTAAAAAATATGCATTACCTTCTTCTAAATTATAAGCTTCTAATTTATTATCTCTTTTAAATAAATTTATAACATTCTTATCTCCATATATAGGAACAATACACCTTACTGCATATGATATATCATAATCAACATGAAAAGGAATTGTTTTACCTGGTGCTAGTTTTGTTATTCTTACACGACTAGCTGGAGCTTCTAATTGTTTTACTACTTCTTCAAAATAACTTCCCGCATAATCTTCAGTTGGTACATTATATAAATGTTCTTCTCTTCGTTTTAAGCGTTCTTTAATACTTGCTGTATACGGTAATATTTCACTAGGAGTAGTTAAATTAATTTGTTCAAAGTTATCATATACTTGTTTTACTAATTCCATATGATTATCACATAGCATAGGATTAGCAGATCTTACATCTGTAAATTTTTCAGCTAATTTATCTGTTTCTTCTTGTAATCTAATTGAACTAATATCTAAATTAAAATCACATATTGATGGTAAATTATGTTTTTTCATTATATAACTCCTCCATTAAATCTGTAAGGCATAATCGATTAGTATTACCCCTTTTCTTTTTGTTATAAATTGGATCATCACTAGTTGCTAGCCAAACTGTATCACTTGCGTTTAAATTCATTTGTTCACATATTTCTTTTTGATAAGGTAATAATGTATTATAGACTTCATTAATATTTATTAGAGAAATAAGTAAATCTCCCAAAGACATTGAATGGTAATTATAATATTTAGCTGAAGTAATTAACGGATCAAAATAATGCATTTTTTCTCTTGACCATGCATATCCTATTCTATAATTTCTTAAGCCAAAACATTTACTCAAACTAAAAAATACCATTTCAACATTATCTGGTATTTTAAAGTTTTTAATATTAGTAGAGACACAATATGCTAAATCTAATATAACAGGTTTATGAGTTGGTATATCATAAAAATTTCCATCACCAGCAAAAGGGTAACTCCAATATATTACATCACCTTTTGGTTTACCTTGAACCCAAACATATTCACCATCTCTTAATTCTATATTTCTTTTTTCATGCCACATCCAATAATTTAAACCTTCAGTAATTCCATTTAATGGATATCTATGTTCAAAAGAACTTAAATCACAATAAGGTTCTAACCATTTTGTTATATTATCAGCTTTGTAAGGTTTAATTTCATCGTGTTTTATTAATAAATGTGTATCACATATATTTTTTATAGAATTAATTGGAAACCCTCTTATCGCGTTACTTCTTTCTATTAAATCACTTGGTGTGATGATCATTATGATTTCCTTCAAATGGAGCAAATAAATGGATCCACCATCTATTCACTGGACCGTTTTCATTGTGGCCGAATAAATTTAGCATACCATAAAATATATATGAAAATATATAAACCCATATAAAATATAATGCTACACCAAAATATGCCGCTATTATCCAAGTAGATATCATTATCATTAAACCATATTTATGGAAAAACATTATTCTTGGATTTTTATATAAATCTTTTACAAATTTTCTAGGAATGTTTTTTATTTTCCATGTTGAAAATAAAATTTGGTACCACTTTTTATATTTGGGACTATGTGGATCTTTAGGTGTATCTGCATACGCATGATGCATACGATGAACACCAGACCAACTTAAAGCTGATCTACCTCCACATAATATTCCACAATAAAGCATAATACATTCTATTATTGGATTAACTTTTATTTCGTTGTGTGAAAAACATCGATGATAACCATAAGTGATTCCTATGGTTGCTAAAATATAATAAAGTATATAAGTAATTAAAAGATTCATAATAATAATATATATTCAGTGAGGGATTCTGTTTCCAGGCTCCCTCGGGCCCAGTACAATTACGCAGCGATTGCGTAATCTACAGGTGCAAAATTATCGTTTGCAGTTACTTTTTGCAGACTCAATTACCAGTCGATCCTGTTTCGCCCCCATAATTGTTTTTTGGTGGAGGCGTTGGGTATTGCACCCAAGTCCTGTATAACCTCTAACATCTACGTTAATATTTATATTATATCATAACTTGGGTGCAATGTAAAGTGTTTTGTTAAGGTTTCATTGCATCGATGCCAGGAAGATAATCTGACATGCCTAATAAATCACCAATCGATTTACCTGGGAATATATCAAGTTTACCATCATAAATTTGATTAGTAAGTGCTATAGCAACTTCAGCTACATCTTCAGGCATATTAGTCATTGGAGCCATTTCAACCATTCCGGTATCCATTCCACCCCAAGTATCTTCTGATTTCCAAGTACCATCAATAACTGCTTTAACTCTTTCAACATAATATGGACCCCATTGATCAATAATGGCAGTCAATTGTGTATTAGGAGCAAACATAATCATATCAGATGCTTGACCAAATGCTTTAATACCTTCTTTTTCTGCAACTTGTAAAGCAGCTGGAGAATCAGTATGTTGAGTAATTATATCAGCACCTTGTTGAATTAATACAGTAGCAGCATCTGCCTCTTTACCGGGATCATACCAAGTATTAACCCAGACAACATCAATGTCAAAATCTGGATTTACAGATGTAGCACCTAACCAAAATGCGTTAATACCACGAATAACCTCAGGTATTGGAAATGAAGCGATATAACCGGCTTTACCTTTTTCACTCATCATTCCAGCAATTACACCTTGTACATATCTTCCTTCATAAAACTTTGAAGAATATACAGACATATTAGGAGCAGTTTTATAACCTGTGGCATGCTCAAATTTCACATCAGGAAATTCTTTTGCTACTTTTAACATAGCATCCATATATCCAAATGATGTAGCAAATATAATATCATGGCCAGATAAAGCCATATTTCTCATAACTCTTTCAGCATCAGGGCCTTCTGGTACAGATTCTACATAAGTAGTTTCAACTAAACCACCAAGTTCTTCTTCCACTAATTGCCGACCTTGATCATGCATATAAGTCCAACCGTGATCACCAGTTGGCCCCACATAAATAAAGCCGACTTTTACGGGTGAGTCGGCTACTGCGGAGGTAATTAAAAATAGTGACGATATAAGGATCGCCAATCCTTTCATAAATAATCTCATAAGTATCCTTTCGAGGGTGTTGTGGCAGGATCGTAAGGAGATACTCTGCCTTTGGTTTGTATAAAAATATATATAAATATATTAAATGATCCAATTTAACTTTGGAGATTTATTTTTTTATTTTAAAAGATTTTTTATTATATTTCGATTTGGACTGATCTGATTTTTTCAAAAGGAGTATAATAAATGATAGATCCAGTAACAGCACTGGCCACTGCCTCTACGGCTTTTAATCTGATTAAAAAAGGTTTTGCCGCAGGTAGAGATATTGAAGCAATGGGTTCAGATCTTGGTAGATGGATGGGCGCTGTAAGTGATATTAAAAAGTGCGAGGAGTATTCAAAGAAGCCACCATTATTTAAAAAATTATTTGCTGCTGGTTCTGTCGAAGAGGAAGCATTACAAACTCTTATGGCTAAGAAAAAAGCAGAAGATATGCGTGAACAACTTAAATCTATTATTATGTTTTCACGAGGAATGGGAGCATGGGAAGAATTATTAAGAACGGAAGCAAGTATAAGAAAAAGAAGACAAGAAGCAATATATGCACAACAAGAAAGACAAAGAGTGTTTTTCGAATGGTCAGCAATAGTATTTGTAACTTGTTTAGCTGGAAGTTTTCTAATTTGGATAATTTGGATGTTTTTAAAGACTCGAGGTTACATAGCTTAAAAATACATATAGTTGGGTGGATATTAGCATATAGTTTAATTTGTATTTCTCCAGCTTTTAGTCAACAAAATTATGAAAGAAAATCTAGAACTCAACCAGATAATATTAAACAATGCTTTACTTGTTTTCTTAAAGGATTAACCGATTGGACTTGGGATCAAGAAAAAAGATTGGGTATGCGAGAAGACCCAAAATATGTTACGTGCCGAAGAGTAAAAAGAGTAAGAGCTAAAAATGGCTCAGATGTTTGTGTTTATAGAGGAGCAAATAATACTTGGGCTTTACAAGTTGAATTTAATTGTCCTCAAGAATTCAAATGTAAATATGATCCGCATAATAAAGAACCAAATATAGATTCCGTTGTGGATTCACTTAATGATTCGTTTAAATAATGTTATATAGACACGAAAATGTGATATTAGAATTAACAGATAGTAAAGGAACGCTATTTGTAGATAATAAATTAGTATTTAAAGGTTTTGGTTATTCAGCAATAAAAATGTACATTGCTGCTTGTGGTAATGATCCAGTGGCTTCTAAACCATTTAAAAGACAATTAGAAACAAGAGAAGCTTGTAGATTTGATGCTCAAGATAGATTAAAAAGAGAAAATGAAAAACTGAATCAGTCTAAGTGATCATGTATGTGCATTTGAATTATGGCATAATGTAAAATTTTCATAAGATCTTTTTTGTGATCTTCTTTTGTACCTTTTTTACCATATCGTTGAGCATATTTAAGAATATTTCCAATACAAAAACCTGTACCATGGCCACCATCTAATATAAATTCTGTGGCTTGGAATTTTTCTTTTGCATAATGTGAATCATAAGTTTTATTAATGTGTTCCATTAATTCAATCACATTTTTATCTTCATTAAATTTATAATCTATTTTTTCGCTCATTACATATTCCCTAAATAATAAATTAATCCCCACCAAGTATACCACTGGCTATTCTCAACGCCGAATATCCACAAAGTGTCTATCCAACCAAATGCAAATATACCAAGTATTAATCCACCCAATATATCATCTTTTGTAAAAGCTATATTCATGATGCAACTCCAAATTGTTCAGTTGCATAATCCGAAATATCTTCGTGAGCAATTCCTAATTTATCAGCAAGTTTTAATATTTTTTCACTGATTTCATTTTCATCGGCTATACTTTGACCGGCCATGATAGCATTATATGTTAATATAAGATTTTTAAGTTCTTGGTTCATTATGCCACCTTTTTTGATAATTCTGTATTAAGGATAACATTTATTGCTTTTTCCCAAAGAAGATGAGCACCATCTTGAGTGGTAAATCCTTCTTCGTCTGCAAAGTCCATTGAAGATGAAGCGTAAACATCATCACCTAAACCGAAAACTTTAATTAATTCAGCTAGTTTTGTAGGTTCTTTAGCATATCCAATTTTTACACCAGGGTCACTGAATAATTCAATTCCACCTTTGTTAGCACTTATAAATCTGATTTTATTTGATTTTGTCATTTTATTTTTCTCCTTATTAATCATTTTATAAGTTTAATATAACACACTTTTTAGTAAATGTAAAGTGTTTTTTTTAAATAAAACGCATTTTTTTCATTTTTTATTAAAAGTGTAACATTTATGTAACACCTTTTATTTTCCAAGGAGTAAAACAAATGGTGCCCAAACTAAAATGGTCTGCACCATTATTTTTATAATATTCGACATCTTTTTTAGAATATATACCACCACCTGCTATAACGGTTACATTTGGGTGTTTTCTTCTTATATATTTTAATATCCTTATTGTATGTGGCATAACATCTTTTCCACTTAACCCACCATCTTTAGTGGGTATGGTATTAGAAGCATGGATCTGTTTAAACCCAGCTTGTATTATAAAATCTATATCTTCTTCTTTAAATGTTGGGGGTATTTTAGCTATACACCATTCTCTATGATTTTGTGTAAAACTAGCAAAACCTGGGAATAAATTAGGCTGTATATTTGGGCAACCTAAATTAATTTCAACATTAGCATTTTTAGGTATTTTATTATAAAGTTTAAACCAATCTCCTTGTTTTATTGCCGCGATGCTTAATATATCGCGTGGATATTTTAAACCATAATCAATACCTTTATTTCTTAAGCCTAATTTATTCACCCAACCATATTTAGTATAACGAAGTGTTTTTAATACTTGCATAAATCGGCCTGGTCTAGGTTCTAATGTCCACGTTCCAGATACTGAAAGTATATTTTTAAATTTTAAATAATTTCCAAATGGGGCTGCTATAAAAAACATTCTATCGGGTTCTCCCACAATGGTCTTCCAATAATTAAATAATCTGCTCCATTTGCTATAGCTTCTTTGGGAGTAGTTGTTCTAATTTGATCGTCCAACCTGTTATTTATTCTTATACCTGGACAATATCTTTTAAATCTATGATTAATATCAAATTCATTAAATAATAATAAATCTTGAGGTGATAAAATTAAATCATAATAACTATAAGGACCGTTATTATAAATTTTATTATATCTAGTTGCTTGTTCTGCTGGATCTTTTTTAAAAGATGTTAAATATGAAACAAGTAATAAATCTATATGAACTTTTAATATTGCTATTCTTTTTAGACAATCTTCACCATTTTCATAGTGAACAGTAGTCATATCAACTTCTTGTTCAATTAACCATTCTATTATTTTTTCAACTGTATTAGGTATATCATATAATTTTAAATCGGCAAAGACTTTATAACCTTCTTTTTTATAATCAGATATATGAGATAATAATCTATGATTTATTTTAATAGCATATATATTATCACGAATTGGCTCTAAAAGTTCTAAAGACCTTTTAAAATCCATTCCATCTAGTGCCGCGATTAATTTATTCATATTAATATATATAAATACTTATTTGGCTCTGGGGGGTGGAGTCGAACCACCACGTTTTAAAAACAATAGGGAAACAACCTACCGCGTCTACCAATTCCGCCACCCCAGATTAATTGGATTTTAACCTAAATTTTATATCACAATAACCACAAATTGCTTCACCATCTTTTGGTATCGTATAATAAACTTTAGGGTGATCCATATCTTCTCCCATACACCATACTCTATCAGTTTCTGAATATATTATGGTTTCTGGAATTTCTTGTTCTTCTTCCATATTAATACGGATGCAATGGATTAATTCCTATATTTTCCATAGCAGATATCATTCTTGTTATACCTATTCCACCACCAAATCTTGGTATAAAATTGTGACGTAAAAATTCATCTAACTCAGCATCAACTCTTTCCTTTCCAAAAAGATCATATAATAAACTTGCATATCCTCCTTCTGAAATTTCTTCAAACATTGCTCTCATTTGATGTGGACTTGTACTACGTTCTGCACTACCAATTGTTTCCATTCCACCTAATATCACATCACATTTCTTTGCATGTGTTCCATTATCATGTTGAGACATATTCCAAAAAGGTGAAGTTTTATTCGGAAAATTTATTATCATAGATGGACCAAATTCTTCTTCCATTTTTGCTTCGTGTTCATTACCTAATTCATCAACACCATAATATTCGCACCAACTATCATATTCTTTTACCATCGGACCTTTGAAACCTAAATGTTTTAAAAGTTCAACTTCTATTGATAATAAATTATCAAACGTTCCAGGTGCTTCAAATTCAAACATTGGGAATATAGTTTCGTGTCTACCCTTTATTGGATTTGGTTCCTGTCTATAACTTGTGCTGACACAAAAAAAGCCCTTTGAATCGGGCTTGGTGAGTAACTCATATTCTAACCACATTTGGCCAGTTTGAGGTAATGGCCATATTTCGCCATTATAATTATATGTTGCTACTGTTGTAGGGTCTTCACAGGCTGCTAGAATACTTAATCTATTTTGTGTATGTACTTCTAAAAAGCCTTTCTTTAAAAAAAAGGACCGTAAACGGTCCACTGTGTTTGTATATTTATCGGGTTTAATTAAACTGGTCATTCACCGCTCCTTCATTTTAATTTTTATTTATACACTTTTATCTTATATTTGGAAATATTTTTGAAATTACTTTAGCACAGGCTAAAGCTATTTGTCTATGTTCTTTTTGTGTACCATTATCAGCACGTAAATCAATATAATGTAACCATGATCTTAAAGTTCCATTCATATATAATCTACTAATAGTTAATCCTTCGGGTAATACTGCTCTTGCTTGTTCTTTTGCAATTCCATTTTCTATAGCCCATTGATATGTTTGTTTAGCTTGATTAATAACTCCATGCTGTCTTCTTTGCCAATCAGTTAACAATTCTTGTTTATGTAAATCTAATTGTATCGAGGGATCTTCTTCAAGTGCTATACTATTTTGTCTATTTTTATTATCTTGTAATCTACATTCTCTTGTAGTAAATTCCAATTCTTCTACTGGATTAGCATATCTTTGACTAAATTCTTGAAAGGAAAAACTTCTATGTCTTAACATTTGACGAGCAATATCTCTTGTAGTTTCTATCTCCAAGCAAGCGCTAACCATCTCGAAAGGCGACCAGTGTTTGTTTTTGATAAGATAATGTAAGAGCTTTTCTGCCGTTTTTTTGTTTGTTTGGTTCGATGGATTGGATACACGGGCGCAATACGCAATGAGATCTTGAGCATCTCTCACTCCTTCCATTTCTTCAAATGGTTTACTATAGCTTATAAGCTTAATTTTCATATGAATATTATTTATAATTTCCACTCTTTTATACTTTCTGAGAATTTTTGGCCTGTTTTAGTTTTATCAAATACAGGTGTATCATCAGTTAATTTTTGTTCACTTTCTTCTACATCAAATAATCTCATTTTAGCTCTATCAACTCCAATCACAAATCTTCTATATTTAACTGGATCATTATATCTATTTTTAAGTTGTTTAACAAGTAATTGACCTTCTTTATCTAATTCTTCAGTTGTTATAATAGCAAACATTAAATCGGCAGTTGCGGGTAATCCAAAAGATTCGGACGTGTCTTCAAGCCCAACATCTGAATTAGAATAACCACTACGCGTCGTCTGTGTTGCCGAGAATATCGGGACATCATACTCGACAGCGAGCCCACGCAACTCTTCAGCAATTGCTTTAATATAAGAATATGAGTTAATTGCACCACCCATTCCTTTCATTCTACTAGATGCACAAATATTCAAATAATCTATAAAAATAATATCTGGCACAAATTGTTTCTTTAATTTTAATTCATTTAATAATGCTCTAAAATGGCCTGAATGAGCAGAACCAGTTGGGTATTCTTTAATAATTAGTTTACCTGTAGTTTTTCTAGCCAAATCAGCAACTTTAGTTGTAAACATATCTTTTGACATTTTATCAAGTTGATCAATTGGAACATTTAA